CTACCCTATGCGGAGCTGCCTGGATTGACCTACAACGGACCTTTACCTCAGAACTTCGACCTGATTCACGCGGCTCATGAGTGGAGCAGGGAAAAGCCCTTGTCAGTGGGGGATAAGATCCACCTCGAGTCTTGTGGAATTGCCACGGTAACGGAAGCTGGAAGTCTAGCTCCGCAGGGTGTGTAGTGTGGCTTCGAAGTCAAAGGGTGGAAACACCGAAGAAATCACCAATCGGGAACTTCCAGAGGCTCTGAAGAGAAATATCTGGCAACCTGGTCAATCCGGTAACCCTTCAGGGCGACCCCGCAAGAAGCCTATCACCGAGATGTATGAGCGCATCCTGAACGATCCAAAGAACTTAGCCGCTATTCAAAAGGCTACAGTCAAGGCGTTGCTTAAGGGGAACATGGCGATGGTTCTCCAGCTTCGAGAGATGACAGATCGGGTGGAAGGCAAGGTAACTCAGCCGATTGAGGCCGATATCACTGTGAATTTGGCGGATGCGATTGCAGCAGCTAGGAAGCGGGCTGGGAAGTAACTTCTGATACAATTGTTACATGGCGCTCAACCTTAGAACGATGTCTCCTCAGTTACATGCCAAGTTGAAGTTGGCGGCTTTTAGCTCAGGAAAGACTCTTGATAGATTTTGTATTGATCTTCTCGAGTCTGCTGTCGCCGAAGTTAAAATAGAAACTCTAGCAATCCGAGGAGAAATTAGGATCAAAGAGCAATTACCTCCATTCTTGATATCGAATAGCAATCTTCCAATAAAACATCATCCTCATTGCAAATGCACCTTATGTGGGGTGAAATGAAGGGTGGACTCGCAGCGGAAGAGTTAGAGCTTGCAGAGGACATTGGAAGTTATAGCCTAGATCCGGTAGGCTTGGTGAAATATGCCTTCCCTTGGGAGTCTGACAAGCTAAAAACTCAGGGCCCGAGAAAATGGCAATTGGATATCTTGGCTCAGATCGAAGCTCACCTTGCCGACCCTGATTCACGCTTTCAGCCGTTACAGATTGCAGTAGCCTCGGGCCATGGCATTGGTAAGAGCGCCCTAATCGCGATGATTATGGAATGGGGTATGTCCACCTGCGAAGACTGCAAGGTGATCGCTACCGCAGGCACAGGGAAGCAGCTTCAGACGAAGACAGTTCCAGAGGTTCAGAAGTGGTTTCGGCTGGCTCTGAATACTCATTGGTGGGATATCAATGCCGAGTCGATCAAGGTCAAAGACCCTAACCATCAAGCTCTTTGGCGCACAGACTTCATTACCTGGAACGCAAAGGCAAGTGAGCCATTTGCCGGACTTCACAATCAAGGCAAGCGAATCATCATCATCTTCGATGAGGCAAGTTCGATTGATGACATCATCTGGGAGGTAACCGAAGGTGCTCTTACCGACGAGGATACGGAAATTATCTGGATCGCTTTCGGGAACCCCACGCGCAATACAGGAGAGTTCTACCGCGCCATCACCGGAGCAAACCGATGGATCACAAAGCAGATCGATTCCCGAACTGTAGAGGGAACGAATAAAGCCCTACTGGACGCTCAGATTAAAGAGTGGGGCGAAGATTCTGACCGGGCGCGAGTACGAATCAGAGGCGAGTTTCCCAGAGGTGGAAGCACTCAATTCATTTCGGGTGATGTGGTGTCTCAGGCTCGCAAACGCATTGTCGATGGCTATAAGACGATGCCAGTCATTTTTGGGGTTGATGTAGCCAGGTTTGGTGATGATAGGTCGATCATTTGCAAGCGCCAAGGCCGCAAAGCAGAGTTCATCGGCAAATTCTATGGGATTGATACTCAGGTGCTCGGCGGTAAGGTGCAAGAGGCTATTGACCGTGAGATGCCCGATGCGGTAGTAATCGACGGCGATGGTATCGGTGGATCAGTGTATGACTTCCTGAAGGCTAGAGGGTATGACCGAAAGACGGTTATGGTCGAGTTCCACGGCGGAGCGACACCCCAAGATCCACACAAATATCTGAATCGTCGTGCTGAGATTTGGGGAGAGATGAAAGATTGGCTGGAAGGTGCTCAGATTCCCGATGAAGCTGAGATTGAAACCGACCTGACCGGGCCTGATTACGGCTACCATCCGACCCAGGGTTGTCTAATGCTGGAAAAGAAGGACGAGATGAGGGCGCGGGGAGTAGATTCGCCCGATCTTGGCGATGCACTGGCGATGAGTTTTGCGGTCAAGGTTGCACCGCCAAAGCCTAAAATACAAGCACCACGACAAGCAGTTTCCTCATGGAGTTGATATGGCAAAGTTAGATGCGGCAGCGCGTAAGCACATTCCAGCAGGCGAGTTCGGATTGCCTAAACAACGCAAATATCCGATGAACGACCATGAACATCAGGTGCTGGCAAAGGGTCGGGCTACCGAGATGGAGCGCAAGGGTAAGCTGAGTGCATCGAGCGCCGAGAAAATACGTTCCAAGGCCAATCGGTTGTTGGGTCGCTGATATGCCATGGACTCCAAAACAAGTTAGGCTATTGCTCTCGAAGTATTCGCCCTTGTCGTCTGAGCAGCAAGACAAGATGAAAGGCGAATTGCACCAGAATCCTGCACTCGCCCATGCCAAGAAAGGATCGGAGGCATTGAAAAAATGAAGAGATTCCTGCTTGGACTCGCCTTACTGTTCCCGCTGTATGCTCATGCGACCGTGCGCACGCTTCAGGTGACGGTTGGAGCAGCGAATACGCCTATCCTTAACGCTGGTGCTCATCTTCAGTGCCGATGGTTCGTAATTCAGGACAACGCCGCTGCAAGCATTCGGATCGGCGATGCGAGCATATCTACCACTCGAGGCATACTGCTTGCACCTAGCGCTTCTGGTGCTCCTGGCGGTAGCTTCTTTGTGGGGCCCGATCCTTCCGGCTCTGCTCGCGATCTGGGTGGATGGTTTATCAACGGCACTGCAGGTAATGTAATCGATATTGTGTACGACGACGGTCAATAAGGAGAAATCATGGCAGAGACAAGCAAGCCGAAGTTTGAGGAATTGCGCAAGATTGAGATCGAACCTGCGCAGAACGGAGGGCATACCGTTACCCATCACCGGAAGCCGAAGATGTCCAAGGACCGGCATGCGCATGCTGGGATGTCGATGGGATATGAAGAGCCCGCGCATCACGTATTTGGCAAGGAAGAGGGACATGAGATGCTGGCTCACATTGCCAATCATCTAGGTATTGAGGCTGGTACTAGTGAAGGCAAAGAAGAAGGTCAAGAAGAGGAGGATGAATAGTGGACATCTGGACAGTAACCCCTAAAGATACCCTCAATAGTGTTCTTCCCAGTGGAATCCAGCGCCCAATTGCCCGAACCTTTTCTAGCAAGAAAGAGGCTGATGATTATGCGGAATTTCTAGGAGATTCGTATCGCGTCTCGAATCACACTGTGGGTATTGAGTTGGGGAAAAAGATGATGGAGAATCGTCACTAATGGCGTGGAATGCTCAGAAGATCGGCATCATGCTCAAGAGCCTTCCTGCGGCTAAGTGGCATCCGCCAACTGCCTCTCGTCAGGTGCAAACATCGCCCCGGCAGTTGGCGTCTATGGAGAAAACTGGTGTTAAGTGAAGAAGAGCGGTCAATCCGCAAGCTCCAGTTGCTTGCTCCTAAGATTCGCGATCATAAAGACTTGGAGACGAAGCTGACTAGCGCTCCACCCTCATTGCGCACCATCATCTACGAAATCGTGAAGCCTTGTTTGAAGTTCAAAGCTCATCCGCTTGATAAGTACGTGGCGCGGGCTGGGGAGATGGCAGAGCGCGAGCAACTACCTATTCTAGATGCGCAGGGCAACCTTCATGACTTCAGGGTTGCGGAGAAGGCGATTGCCGCTGAACTAGCTACCTTGGAATTGACGCTTGTTTGCTCGAAATGCACGAAGGCTGAAAAGTTCTTCGCTGTCGGTCGAGAAACCAATGTGGATGTTGTCGTCAAAGCACGTGCGGCAGGATGGATCTATGACTATACGGTAAAGCCAGAGGTAGAGATTTGTCCGGACTGCCCCACTTCTCTAAGGAAGTTTGATGCCTGAGAAAGACCCAGACCTTGGAACTGCTAACGATGCCCTGCTGAAGAGAATTAGGCAAAGGTATCGCTATGCCATGGATAAATGGCGACGCAACCGCGAAGAGGGTCAGAAGAACATGCGGTATGTGGCTGGCGATCCCTGGACGGAAGAGGACAAGCAGGCACGTAAAGGTAGACCTACTGTATGCCCCGATGAACTGAATCAATATGTTAATCAGGTAGTCAATACTGCTCGGCAGAATCCCCGTGGGATCAAGGTTGATCCAGCAGGCAATCAGGCTACTGAGGAGCTTGCCGAATATCGCGAGAACCGCATCCGGGCCATTGAGTATGCCTGCAATGCCTCTCAGGTGTACGTCAGTGGTCTACAGGGGGCTGTGGAGCGCAATGTAGGCTATTGGCGCGTGACGCGGGCGTATATAGCAGATGACACGGACGAGCAGGAGATTCTCATTCTGCCAATTCAGAACCCTGACTTGGTGCTACTTGATCCGGATTACAAAGAGCTGGACGGTTCGGACATCAAGTATGCATTCGAACTAGATAAGATGCCGCTGGATGAGTTCGAGCACGAATATCCAGAGGCCGAGAAGCGAAGTTTCACCGCTGAAGACTTTGGTGACGATGCATCCTATTGGTACGATGGCAAGTCGATATTGCTGGCTTCCTATTGGGAAGTCAAGACCAGCTATAAGAAGGTGGGCAAGGCTGAACGGCAGGTGCAGTCGCGCACGGTTCAGCAGTATGTGACCAATGGCGTTGAGATTCTCCGTAAAGGATCGGTTCAGCCGGGGCCATATATCCCCATCATTCCGGTCTTCGGTAAAGAGTTGTGGGTGGACTATGGCGAGGGGGGTGGCAATGCGGAGCGCGTTCTCATATCTCTTGTCTCTTTGGCGCGAGATCCTCAGAAGGCTCTCGCCTATGTGATGTCCTCCATGTTGGAGAATTGTGGTCAGATTCCCAAGTCATCGTTTATCGGTTCGGTAGGTCAGTTTGAGACGGACAAAGAAGCATGGGATACGCTGAATTCGGTCTATCATCCTTACTTGCAGTACGATCTCATCGCGGATTCAGGAAATAATCCCCTGCCTCCTCCGCAGAGAACACCATTGACCCCAGATTTTCAGGCTTATAGCGTGGGGGCAGACATCTGTCGTCGGGCGATTCAGGCAGCCATGGGTATTTCTCCGCTTCCGACCGCTGCGCAGAGGCAGAATCAGAAATCCGGCACTGCATTGAGCAAGATTCAGTCAGAACAGGCGATTGGTAGCTATCACTTGGTCGATAGTTATGATCGGGCGATCAAGCTGACGGGAAGAATCGTAAACCATTGGCTTTCTGAGATTGATTTGGGTGAAACCGAGCGCCCGGTGCGGCTTGCCGATGGCAAACACAAGCTGGTAAAGATCAACACCGACGCTTCCGTAACTGATCCATCGAGCGATCACGAATATCATTTCCCGATTGCTGACGATAAAGGACGTTATCAGGTCACCATCAGCGCTGGACCGTCGCACGAGTCACAACGTGAAGAGGGAAGCGAGTTTGTCGACACGTTGCTGCAAAATCTGAAGGATTTGCCGCCTCCCGGAACCCCCGCAGCGAAGATTCTTGCTATCGGCATCCGAATCAAGCAATTGGGCCCACTTGGCGATCAGATGGCAGATATTATTGATCCTCCGAACAGCGGTCAAGGTCAGCAGTTGGCACAGATGCAGCAACAGTCTCGGCAAATGCAAATGCAGATGCAGGAGATGCAGGCTACCCTACAGAAACTTATGTTGGAGCGTCAGGGTAAGGTCATTGAGATGCAGGGTAAGGCGCAACAGCAGGCCTTACAGCATCAGTTTGATATGTCCGAAGCCGATAAGGATCGTGAAGTAAAATTGGCCGTTGCGGAGATTGGCACGAAGGCTCAGATTCAGACCGAGCGGGAGGGCATGGTCAATGATCTGGAGTCTCAGTTCCATCAACAGGCCCATGAAGTTGCTTTGCAGTCGGTACAGCAAGATCATGCCCAGCAGATGCAGGAGCAGGGTGCGCAACAACAACAAGAGGCACAAGTTCAACAGGCTGCATTACAGCCTCAAGCCGAGCCTAGCGCTCAACAGTAGGGTGCTCGGGAAAAACCTCGGATGGTGATACGAGGCGTACCCAGGAATCGCTGCCTGGATGGGAATTACCTTCCATTTTCCTATGATCTCGGTAATGAGATGAACAGATGGCACCGAGCGCCCGTTCACCACAAGTTTCCGCTGACCCGGCGTCAAGGGTAGGAGAACACAATGAGTGAATCGACGGCAGTAGCGGAATCGTCCTCCGCACCAACAGTAGAAGTAGTCGACTTACCACGCAGCGGAACCTCAGATTATGCGGAGTGGCGCGTAACAGGTGATCTGCCAGAACCAAAGCCGAAAACTGAGGAACC